GGTTTTACCGGGGATACAAAGGAAGGCAAGAAATTGTCGTGACCTTCACGCCCGTTTCGACGGGAAAAGAATGGTGCCGGAAAGAGGAATCTAAAACAGTTTCCGGAAAACTCCCTAATTCTCTTCATAGCTCTAAACGCCCGTCGTTCTTATCCTCCCGCCCCTTCCAGTCTCCCCCGTTATTCCCTAGCATTCCCCAGTATTCCGTTTTCAATTACGCCAAATTTACGCCAGGGGTGGGGGAGTGGCCACATTCAGAAAACGCGCGGGTGGTTGGCGGGCCGAGGTCCGTATGCAGGGCGTCTACCGCTCCGCAACGTTCGAGAGCAAGACAGCAGCGAAGGCCTGGGCGGCGGAAACCGAAACGCAGATCCGGGCGGGCATGTTGGGAGTTTCCGCCGGCGGCACAGTGGCTGACGTTCTCGACAAGTATGCACGGACGGTCTCGCCGAGCAAGCGAGGTGCGCGCTGGGAAGAACTGCGCCTGGCTGCGATCGGGCGGGACCCCCTGGCTGAAATCCCGATCCGGGATGTGCGCCGCGGCGACATCGCGGATTACCGCGATCGGCGGCTGGCGAACGTAGCCCCGGGGACCGTGAACCGTGAGCTGAATCTGCTGAGCGCCGTCTTCAGGACAGCGGTAGAGGAATGGCACTGGCTCACTGAAAACCCGTGTGCGGGCTTACGGCGGCCGCCATCACCACAGGGTCGGGACCGGCGCATCAGCGACGATGAGATCGAGCGTGTGTGCATGGCCCTGGGCTATGAGGGGCGCGTCGAGACCAAACAGCACCAGGTGGCGTTGGCATTCCTGATCGCGCTGGAAACGGCCATGCGGGCGGGAGAGATACTGTCCTTGGACTGGTCGCGGGTGAATCTGAAAGCCCGGCATTGCACCCTGGAAATGACGAAGAACGGCACGCGCCGGCAGGTTCCTCTGTCCACCCGGGCGGTGGGGCTGCTGCAGCAAGCGCCTGGGCGGAAAGGGCCGCTGTTCGACCTAACCTCGAGAAGCCTGGACGTGCTGTTCCGGCGAGCGCGGGACAAGGCCCAGATAAAAGACCTGCGCTTTCATGACTCGCGGCATGAGGCGATCACTCGCCTGGCTCAGAAGCTGGATATCCTCGACCTGGCGCGAATGGTGGGGCATAGAAACCTGGGCAGCCTGCGGGTCTATTACAACGCCACAGCGTCGGAGATAGCGGCCCGCCTGGATTAAGCGCGCCGCTTCGGTTTCCGGTGTCGCTTCGCCCAGGCGCGCACTTCCTCCGGCAGCCAGCGGCGACCCACCCCCGGGGCGGTCACCGGGTCCGGGAAGTCGGGCGCCGCCACGATCCCGCACGCGGTCTTACTCTTCACCCCGAAGTAGGCGCCGACTTCCTCGGTGCTCCACAGGCTTTCCTGAACGCGCTGGGCGCGCAGCTCTTCCAGGATTTGTTGCAGCGTGTCGCTCACGTCAGGTCTCCTTGGGCGGCTCGACCGGGCCGAACGGGGCGGCTTCCACCTGGGCCCGGGTGAGCCGGAAGCCAGCGGCTTCGCGGTGGCCGCCACCACCGAACAGGGTGGCGATCTCGCTCACGTCCAGGCCGTCCTTGCGGCTGCGCAGGCTGAATTGACGCCCCTCTGGGGTATCCCAGTAGCAGGCGGCGAACGGCGCGTCCTCGGCCATCTGGTGGCCGGCGTCGCTGGCGTAGAAATATGGGACGTTGAGCACCGGCACCTGGTGGCCGGCGATCACCATCGTCTGCTGGGCGGTGGCACGGAACTCAGCAATGTCCTTGAAGTGCTTCCGCTCGATCGACTCTCCCTGGTAATACAAATCCATCCCAGCGCAGCACATCAGTTCATCCCATACCTTAAAATCGTATGGGTAGGAGAACAGGGCGGCCTGGATCTCACGCGTGCCTTTGAGGTTGAAGCGCCAGAGGTCGCGATCTTGGATGTGCTTAATGATCTCCGGCGGCTTTTCACTCGGGAAGTAATAGTCCCAGGCCATCATCGCGCCGGAACGCTCCATGTCGAACTCGGCGGTGACGTTGCCGGGCAGGTCCACCAAGTCTTTCTCGGCGCTGCGGTGGTGGTCGAGGATGGTGATGCTGGTGGCCTCCCGGGCCATTTCCAGCAACACCGGGCGCTTGTAGGAGAAATCGACGATCACCACGGTGCGGCCGCGCACGTCCGGCGGAGCATCGCCGTGGTTGCCTGGGTGGAATTCCACGTGCTCGCCGAGAGCGCGGCGCACCACCCAGGCGGCACCAAAGCCGTCGGCGCAGTTGTTGTGGTAGATGCAGAGGGTCTTTTCGGTATCCATGGATTCTCCTGATTAAAACAGTGTGGGTTGGCACGGGCCGCGTGTGCGGCCGGCGTTGTCCGGGTGGCTTTCGTCCCAGCTCGGCGCCAGGGACTTGATGTAGGCAAGGTCACCGCGGCACTGGCAGAACCGTTCATCGCACCCGCCGCAACAGACGTGGTACTCATCGGCTTCCACCAGCAGGATCCCGCCGTTATCACGCTGGAAGGCGAGGGCGGTGTCGCGGCGCCGTGTAATCCAGGTGCCTTGGGGTGTTCTGGTCATGCCAGCGCGGCGGTTCAGCTCTGCGCGGGTGCGGGCGCGTTTCATGATCGGCTCCGGGTCTTTCTGAACCACCGGCTTGGATGCCACCAGGGGCGTTGCTTCACCAGAAAGCGCCTGTCGTTCAGCGAGAACAATATGGGGGGTGTCGGCGATCGCTGAAGCGTTTCAGTCAGGCCATCCCGGAGTTCCTTGTTGGACTGGGTGAGCGCAATGACGGCGGCCTCTAGACACTGTTCCCAGGGCCAGCCTTGGCGTGGCAGGTCAATTAGGGTTCGATGGATGATGGGGTCGGTGCTCCCAAACTGACGCAGCCATTCGTTAGTCAGACCCTGGGCGGGTGGTGATCCGATGGTTTGGGGGGCACAGTTCACACACAGAGCCCTATAAATGCCGGGGTGTGTCTCGACCACTGAAGTACCCTTCCTGTTGCCGCACCGGGTGCAAATGAGTGGAACCATGTAGCTCTCCTTTAGGCCGCGGCGGCGGCGACGTTGGGTTGGTAGTTGGCGGTGACCATCGCTTCCACCGGGTAGGGGGAAACGCTGTTTCCGCACATGCGGTTCTGCTCGGCTTTGGTGAGGCGCCGTCCGTCCCAGGTGCGGTCGATGATGTAGTCGGGCGGGAAGCCCTGGGCCTGATAGAGCTCGTGGGGCTGCAGCATGCGCATGCCGATGTCCACCAGCTGGTAGGGCTGGCCCTTCACCATGACCAGGCCCATTCGCGCCTTGGTGGGCAGCGTGTGGACCGGGTCGCGCACGTCCTGCCACTGGCCGCCCTGGCCGTAGTACTTCATCAGGAACGCCTGCACTTGGCCGTGGTGGAAGCCGCCGGCGGAAATCGTGTGCAGCGGGTCGTCCGGGTGGCTGCCGACGTTGTCGCCGCGCAGCTTGATCATGTGGCTGGTGACCAGGCTGTGGTGGTCCACCGCGGTGATGGTCCCGATCGGGCGGTGTAGATCCGAGCCGGTGACTCCGGTGTAGTGCTTCGCTAGGAAAGCCTGAACCATGGCTCCCTTTCCACCACCGCCGGCGGTGATCGTTCCGATCGGAGAGCGCGCATCACTGCCTACGCTTCGCCCGAAGTCCCGCTGGATATGGGCGGTTACCAGGCAGGCGTCCCCCTTCGCTGTGGTCGTCGCCAAGGGCTCATTGAGGCCACGCGGGCGTGACTGGCCAGCCCGGCCCCCGCACCCCACCACCGCGCCGGACGCGGCCAACGTGGGCACCACAACGCCGTATCCGTTGGCGCCGGCGGTGATGGTTTGCAGCGGCTGGTTGATCGGCTGGCCCCTGAAATAGTCGTAGCCGTGGTTCACCTTCACGATGAACGGATCGGGGTGCTGCAGCACAAACCGGCGGATGCCCTCGGCGATCCGGCGCTGCGTGGCCTCGGCCAGCGGCCGGCGCACGCCGACGGCACGGCCCTCTTCCTTGCTGAGGAAGATGCTGGGGCAGGGCAGCGACCAGTCGATGATGTCCGCTGCGGAGCGGTACGGCTTGAGGTCGGGCCCGTGGCTGGGCTCTGGCCAGACGATCGGGGCGCCGTCGCACCGGGCGATCAGGAACAGGCGCTTGCGGATGGTGGGCGCGCCGTAGGGGCAGGCGCGCAGTTCGCGCCACTCCACCTGATAACCGTGACGGCGCAGCGCGTTCACGAACGACCGGAAGGTGTGGCCGCGCCGCTTGGGGCACGGGTACTGCTGGCCGTCTTCACGGCGCACCACCGGCCCCCAGCTGACGAACTCTTCGACGTTCTCCAGCATGATGATGCGGGGGCGGACGGTGCCCACCCAGCGCATGACCACCCAGGCGAGGCCGCGCACGCGGGGGCTCACCGGCTTCCCGCCACGAGCCTTGCTGTGGTGCGTGCAGTCCGGGCTGAACCAGGCCAGGCCCACCGGGCGCCCCTGGGTCACCTCGCGCGGGTTGATGTCCCAGACCGACTCGCAGTAGTGCTTGGTGTGGGGGTGGTTGGTTTCGTGCATCGCCAGGGCCACCGGGTCGTGGTTGATGGCGATGTCCACGGGCCGGCCTATGGCCTGCTCGATGCCGGTGGAGGCGCCACCACCGCCGGCGAAGTTGTCTACCACCAGCTCGCCGAAGTTCAGGCTCGCCTGCAGGTTGCCGCGGAAGGTGCCCATTACAGAGCTCCTCCATGGGGCATTTGCTTCAACTGCCGCCGACGGCGTCGCAGTAGGAATATCAGATCGTCGACATCAGCAGGTGACAGGTCATCAAAATCCAGCTGAATTTCCCGCCCGTCCTGAACGCCTATAATGGTCAAGCTAAGCTCCCCATAGGCTTGCGGCGTGAGTACCAGGTCCAGAGTCTGGCCAGAGTTGCGGGCTTTGAGTGTCACTGAAAGCATCACTCCCCTCCCTCTGCCATGGCGGCAGCGGCGCGGACGATGGCGCGGCGTACTGCGGCACACTGGTCTTCACGATACGGCTCCGTGCAGTATTCCCCGCAGTATCCGCGCGCGTGCACAACGCTCACGGCGTGGTAGACAGAAATGCTCAACCTCACCGCCAGCCGCAGGGCGGTGGCGTCGTCTAGGAGAGGGTCCCACGCATGGTACGTTTTGCCCTCGTAATACATCGGCTGCCAAAGCTCCATCGGACCATCCCACTCAAGGTGGACGTCTGCCGCCTTCGCGGCCAGCTCCAGCAGCTCGCGGTCTGTGCGCTCAGTCATCGTCCTCTCCCAGCGCCTCGTTGATGTACCTGTCCAGCGCGTCAACTTTGACAGCGAGCGCCTCTATCGCATGGCTCGGGATGCTGGGATCAAGCGTCAAGCCAGCCATGAAGTTGCGCGCGGCTTCGATCACGGCCAGGGCCTCATTCAGGGTGCGCTCAGTCATCGCGGTGCTCCTCGGTCACAGGAAATAGGCTCATCGGCGTGAAGGATTCGATCTTGCCGTCGGCGAACTGGACCAGGACCTCGTAACTGCCCGCCTTTTTCAGGCTGATGATGCCGATGGTGGTGCCCTGCTCCTGGCTCCGCTTGCCTCCCATTCCGCCGACGAACACCTGGCGCCCGTCTTCAATGGCCTCGAATCGGACGAACCGGCGAACGTCGATAGCGGTAGTGACGGGCATGATGGCTTGCTGTGCACTCATGACGGCTCACCCTCCTTCCCGGCGCTGCGGGCGTGCTCGTATGCGGCGGCCGGCTGGTGCTTGGTAATGAAGAGCTCGCGGTTAACCGATAGCCACCGCAGGGTGTCCGTCATGAGGTGAGGGTCTTCATCCCAGCCGGCCAATAGGCGCCCGATCAGACCGCGAACAGCACGCTGTTCTTCGTGGCTCCATTCGAAAGCCCCGCTCTCCGTGAGCAGCCGTGTCTTGCCCAGATTGAGCGTGAAGCTGGAATTCTGGTTGAGGGCATGCCTTACTTCGGCGAGGCTGGCGCTTGTGAGTGGCTGGGTGTGTTGGGGCCCACCGGTGAACTCGTACTGATCCAGAGATGCGAGAAACCGCAGGAGCATGGCGGCAGCTTGTAGGGCCTCTTTCTCGACAGCACCCTCCGGGTTCTTCTCGGGCTCGTACACCGCCTGGAGCACGGCTTTGTTGAGCTCGCCCACCTCTTCGTTCACCACGCCCATGGCGTGCAGCGGATCGGTGGGCCAGGTCGGGAACTTGCGGCGGGCGCGGTTGAGCTCATGAAGCACCACGTGCACCCGGGGCGGTAAGGCTGCGGCCTCACGATGATCGTTCCACCCCCGGTCGTACTGGCTGAGGGTGTCCTGCCTGCCGGCGCGCTCCAGGGTGTCGCGGGCGGCCGCCAGGGTGTTGTAGCCCTCCGGCGTGTTCGGGTCTGCATCCAGGGCGCTGGCGAGGGCTTCGCGCAGCTCCGCGACGGTGGCGTCCTGCCGGCGCACCCAGAACGCCAGGGGACCGTCCTCGGTGTCGATCAGCAGCAGCAGGAACCACCCGCGGCCGGCAGGCTTGGAATCTTCCCAATCGGCGACTACCCCGCCATCTTCGTCACCGACTTCTCGCGTGACGCATTCCAGCAGCTGCTCGTTGAGCCAACGCTCGAACGGTGCTGGGTCCTCATCGAAGTGGTCTGGAATGCCGGGGTGCGCCCAGAAGCCATCACTGTCTGGTTCGACTGGTGCGGCGGTGATCAGGTGAATGCCAGCTTTAAGGCCTTGGCATAGGGTGAGCATCTGGTTGTAGCTCGATTGCGCATCGGTATCGCCACGCCAATCACCGTTCACGGTGTGGCTATCGTGCAGATCCTGGGCCAGCTCAGCGAGCAGCGCGGCGGCGCGTTCTTTCACGTTCATGCGGTGTCTCCAAAGAGCGAGGTTTGCGGGGCGCGGGCTTGGGCAGCGGGGTTAAGCCACAGGCACTCGGTTCGGGGAGTGGATCCGAAGCGGCTACTGCCGCTGGTTTGTAGGCGTATGCTTTGCCAGCCGGTTAGAGCTTGGTTGTAGAGGTCCGAGTCGTAGCCACTGAGCACGACCATGCCTTCTAGCCCCACCAGGGCACCGAGCAGCTCTTCATGGTCGGCGACAGTCATCTCGTGGCGGTAGTAGCGTCCACCGTCGTAGCTGCGGGTTTCCGGCAGGTACGGCGGGTCGACGTAGTGCAGGGTTTCCGGCGTGTCGTGCTGGTGCATGACATCAATGGCTGGCCGATTCTCGATGATCACATTGGCGAAGCGTTCCAGAAACGCCGGCATCGATTCGGGGACTCGGCGCCAGGCGGGCGCGACGGCGGAGTAGCGGTTATCCGGCTTGGTGTAAGTGCGCATTCCGGAGCGGCCGCGAGTGGCGCCGGCGGAGCCGAAGCTGGTCCAGCTCCGAAGCAGGGTGCGGCGGGCTTGTTCCAGCGGATCGGTGCTGGGTTCCTGCGCCAAGTCGTGTTCGGCCCGGCTGTACGGGGTGAGGTAGCAAAGGCGGGCCAGCCGCTCGTTCAGATTGGGGTCGCGCAGTACGCGGAACACGTTGACGATCTCGCCGTCCAGGTCGTTATAGATCTCTGCTGCCGCGGGGGACTTGCGAAGCAGCACGCCGGCGGCGCCACCGAAGGGCTCGACGTAGACGCGGTGGACCGGGAAGTGGCCGATCACCCAGGGGGCAATGCGCCACTTTCCGCCGTGGTATCGCATGACAGGGATCGGGATCTGGCTCATCGCAGGGCCACCACTTGAAAGCCGGCGGCGGTGATCGTGTGGTCGAACTCCGCGAGCAGTTCATCGATGGCGTCGGTGGCGAGGAGCAGCACGTCGACCAGGTAGCAGTGGCCGTCGGGGCGCAGTTCGTGGGTCACACGGTCATCGCCGTTCTGGGCGTACAGCTTGATCTGCCAGCGGCGCGGGCCGAGACCGGCGGCGCGGTCGCTGATGCGCGGGTTCTTGTCGTTCACGGAGTAGGTGGCGACGATCATGCGGCACGCTCCAGGCGGACCCGCTGCGGGGCATTCTTGATGCGGCACAGGTGGGCGCCGTTCTGCGGGCGAACGCCGCCCAGGGCCCAGCCGATGTCCGGGTCGCAGGGTTCGCCGTGGCTGGCGCCGCAGGCGGCGCAGGTGCCCCAGGTGGCCTGTTCGTCCCAGGTGAGTTCCTTGATCGGTGCGTCGGTGTTCATGCTGACCTCCCTCAGTGGCCCTTACCGAGACGGCGCTGCTGGCGTGGCGCCGGCGGGCCGTCCACGTAGCGATCCTCGGTGAATGCGAAGTCGTGGCCTTCGGCGGTGAGCAGGTCGCTCACCAGAGCGGGGTTGAAGGCGGGTCGTTGCAGCACGTCCAGAACCTGGTGCTGGAGCTGGCCCAGCAGCTCGGCGGACATGTCGGCGTAGTTCACGCAGTGCAGGGCGCGGAGATAGCGGTAGTTGGGGTGTTGCCGCGGGTTGACCCCGAGCATGTCGCCGATGTCGTCGAGCGTGCAGACGCTGAAGCTGGTGGCGCTGAACAGCTTTTTTACGGCTTGCTCCACCGCCAGTTTGTGGAATCGTTCGTTCATGGTCTCTCCCCCGAGAGGCCCGGCCCGTGGGCCGGGCGGTGGGTTTACGCGGCCATGCGGCCGATGATGACGTCCATGACCCCGCCCATTTCCTGGCGGATCAGGTCGGCGAAGTCGTCAGCCATTTCTTCCTGCTCCTGCTCGGCCTGCACCATGCGGAAGCGGAATTCCGGGTCACCGTCGCTGGTGATGAGCGCGATGCGCAGCCGGAAGGTCCGCTCCGGCAGCCCGTGGTACGGGTTGCAGGTGAACTCGAGGAAGTTGGGCAGGGGCTGATCCCGGGATTTGGCTTCCACGGAGGCCATGGTGGAGCGGGTGGCCCCGTAGTCCCGGTCTTCGTGCTCCTGCTCGGTGTTGGTTTTCAGAGTGACCAGGCGGACGGCGGCAATGGCCTTTGAAAGCGGGTAGAACTCGGGCCCGTCTTCGCCCCGGATGGTGGCCGCTAGGTGCGGTGCCCAGTCTTCCAGCCACTCAGCGGCGGACTTTTGGTCCATGCGCTTGCCCTCGATCTGCAGCAGCGCTTTGAAGGCGGCTGTTTTTTGCAGACTCAGGGTGGCCTTGTGATCGGCATGGAGCGGGGCGTTCACGGTGCCCAGGTCCAGGATGGTGAGGGCGGCCATCTGTTCGGGGTCGATGAAGCACCCGCTTTTAATGGTCTCTGTGACGTTGCTGACGCAGTAGTTGGCGAAGCCCTTCGGGTCGTTGGTGGCGAAGGTGCCCCGGAAGCGCCGGCGGCGGTCGCTATACTGCTCCAGGTCCTCCAGACGTGCTGAATCGGGCAGCGCCAGCAGGTCCGCATCGTTCTCGATCAGCACGCGATTGATCGCGTCGATAACGGTGCCGTCCTGAAGGTGCTGTATCGCTTCTTTTTCCATTGGAACCTCTGTTTCTGTGGTGAGGGTGGGTGTGGTGCCTTACTCGCTGGTTTCGCGGGCAGGCCGGGGGAAGAGGGCGCCCTGGTTTTCCGGCGAGAGGGTCATGCGGCCGCCGCGCCCGACGTGCATCGGGGTGCGGGTCGTGTCTTCCTCCTGGGCGAAGCCGCGCAGGGTGGCGGTCTTGGAATGGATCTTGTGGGACACGTCGACCTGGTTGGATTCGGCGATGCGCTTCACTTTGAACGTGATCGTGACGCTGCCGTCCTTGCTGTTCTCGACGGTGCCGAGCGCCACGTCGCTGAGGGCGCGGCCCAGCTTCTCGGCGAACACGCCGGCGTCGAGATCGCCGATGAACTCGGCGGGATCGGTATGGGTGCCTTTCTGTGACATGGGTTTCTCCCCTTGCTTGCTTGTGGTTTAGAAAAGGGCGATGACCACGAGGGCCACCGCGGTGACGGTGAGCGCCGTCGGTAAAAATCGGAGCCGGTTGCGGCCGGCCAGGGCCCGCTCGCTGGGCAGCGGGATCTGAATGGTTGTGGCGTTGTATTGGCTTCGCATGGGGCCTCCTACGCGGCCTTGTTGAGCTGATGGCGCAGGTGGTCCAGGCCGGCGGTGGTGATCTCCACGCGGACGTACCATTGCGGGCCAACATGCGGATGGGTGAACTGCTCTTCACGCTCCACCAGCCAGCCGGCACGGATCCAGGCCGGATTGGCCCGGGTGCGGCCGGTGACGCCGTCGCGCTGGAATGCGCCGGCGGCTTCCAGGTGGCGGCGCAGCGTTCGGTCGCCCACCTGGAGCTCGCGGGCGGCGTGGCGGATGCGGTAGGTGCTGTCGTTGGCAGAGCGGTGCATGGCAGTTCTCCTCAGACGTTGAACGGCTCGCGACCGATGTCGCGGCCCAGCTTGGCGTCGTGCCACCAGGCGTATTCCTCGGGGCCGTAGGGCACGTTCTTGTATTGCTGGTACTGATCGCCCTGGTAGAACCCCCAGGGATGGCGCCACGCTCCGTGCCAAAAGAGCGTCCAGGTCTCGGGTTCGATTGCGGTGATGCGGTGCAGGTCGATGTCCCAGTAGTTCCGCTGAAGCGTGTTGAACCAGCGGACTGGCCGTTCACCGAGATTGATCACGGCATGGCCGAGTGATTGGTGCAGCGGGATCGCGATGCCGCGTTCCTCGCTGTAGCGGCCGGTCAGCACCAGGCTGTGGGCGGTGTCCCACGGGTGGTCGTGCAGGTGGCGCTCCGCGTCGTTGCGCACGAAGCGATGCAGGTACCAAAACCGGCTGTACTTCTGGCCCAGCCAATACCGCTCCAGGTAAGGCTTCCCCTCCGGCTGGATCAGCCGGCAGGGCCGGTTCGCCGTGTAGTTGAACAGGGCGCGTCGAGGCAGGCGGGCGAGGGCGTTCATGCCGCCACCCCCTGACCCAACCAGCAGCGCACCATGGCCCGCACCTGCACTTCCAGGTCGTCGACGGTGCCGGCGTTGAGGGCGTACAGGTCGCCCTGGTGGAACGTGAGCGGCTGCTCGGTGCTGTGGTCCGGGGCCTCGCCCTTGCCCATGCTCGCGTCGCCCCGGCTGACGTGGATCACCAGACCGCCGTGGCGGCGCACCCAGGTGGTCTCGGCCTCGGTGCGTATGTCGGTGATCGCCAGAATCGCCGGCGTGTCCTGGAAGTTTTCGAGCTGGGCGAGACGGGTTTCCAGCCGTTTGAGCAGGTAGTCCTGCCCGAAGGTCTGCCGCACCCAGTCGCCGAACAGCTGCAGTGACCGGCGCGGTGTGAGGTTGCCCAGGCTGGCGCTGGGGGTGCGCTTGTACGTCCGGTCCTCGCAGAGATCGGCGAGGGTCACGGCGCTAGTGTCCATGCCGATTAAGCCGGACAAGCCGTCATACAGTGGGCCGGCGATGGCCTCGGCCTGGGTCTGCCAGTCGGTGGCCAGTGCGATGGCGGCCGTGTTCTTGCCGACGCCGGCGGGGCCGGCAAATCCGATAATTTTCATTGGGTAAGCTCCGTTCCGTCGGTGGTGTGCATCAGGCCATCGGTGTCGATGAGGTGTTGTTGTTCGGCGCGCCAGTCGTGCTCGCTTTCGAGCCACTGCTCGGCGTGCTGGTGCGCCAGGCTCAACAGTTCGCCGAGGGTGTAGTCCTCGATGGGCTTGCCGAGCAGAGCCACGGCGTCAGCGAATGATTGCGCCCAGCGCCCGTTGCATTCGCCCAGGGGTAAGGTCCGTTCGATGCGGACCAGGGTGTTGAGCACGTGGTCGGCGCGCCCTGAAACGGTGGTCATGTCGGGGTTGCGCAAGCTCATGCCGCACCCCGAATCGCTTTCCGGTTGATGTGGCGCGTGATCGCGTCGGCGGCTCCGATGTACAGCAGCGCGGGCTGGTTCTGGTCCCGGTAAATCACCGGCGGGGCGGGGCAGTCGCGATCGGTGATGTCGCGCACGCGCAGATCGATATCGTGGCTGAACGGCGTGCTGCGGATAGCGATGCTGTGCTGGCCCAGGTGCAGCACCGTGGTGCCGCGCCGGCGGATGGCTTCGCGCAGCGCCCGTTCGTCGGCGAGGCTGAATTGAAACGGTCCCTTCATGGGTGTGCTCCTTGCAGTTTGTTGTTCTGAGCCGCGCGGCGGCAGCGCGCGAGATAGCGGTCGGCGCACTCAGTGAGTGCCTCGCGGGTGCGTAGGGCGGCGGTGGTATCGGGCAGGTCCCGGGTGTAGCGGTCCAGCAGCTGGCCGCTGTGGCCCATTGCGGCGCGCAGATCACTGGTGACCGGGGCGCGGGCGAAGGCCCGGCGGGCGTTGTGCATCACGTCGCGGTGGCTCATGCGGCCCCCGGCGGGAAGTCGGGGTCGAAGCCGGTGGCGGGTAGACGCTGCTGTGTGCGAATGGGCCCGCGCAGGTAGGCGGTGGCGTCCAGGCGGTGCTGATGGGCGCGGCGTGCAGGGCGCTGGGCCGGCGGGGCGATCAGCAGGCCGGAGCCCTGGCGGCTAAACACCGCGACGCGGCCGGTTGCGGCTTGCAGCGCGGCGATTTGCGCCGGCGTGCGCTGGGTGGGGTGGATGTAAACCTGTGCCATTTCTCGCTCCTGACGTGTGCCAATAAAGCGAGATTAGTAATTTGCTATTCCGTAGTCAATAGTAAAACACTAACTTTGTTTGCGGCTTGCTGCCGATAGCGACAGTGGTACTATCGGAAACTCAAGCGTGAGGTGTACGTATGGACAGTAGGGAAAGGGAAGCCAGGAAGGTGCTTTCTCAGGCCTTGGCGATCATTCTGGCGGGGATGTCCGATAAAGAGAGGGATGCCTTGTGGGGGGAGTACCACTCACTCAGAGCGTCCTCGGATGATCTTGAGGGCACGGTCGATGATGTGGGACAGGTCGGAGTTAGAAAGGCTTTTAAGTAATTCGTCAGTGTAAGAGAGCACTTCTTCTGGCGTATCGCCCCATAACTCGGGGTGTGGCCGGTCCATCCAGCCGTCGGCCAGGTCCAGTTTGGTCTCGAACTTGCGAGCCGTCCGGTCGCCCATAGAGCTGTGCGATGTGAGCAGCTGGTTCAGATAGTTGTTATCTGCGTAGCCGAGCTTCCGGGCAACGAACTGGCGGCTGTACTTTTTGTCCGCCAGATAGCGCGCATTGAGGCGCCGTGTCTCTTTCACGTCCATAACTTCGAATCTGCTCTCCAAGTGGCATACGGATTGTAGCAATTGCGTTGCATCCGCCGGATTAGTGATCTACTATTATTTTGACAATAGTAAACTGCTATTCGGAGTACCGATGACCCCGCGCACCTTCTGGGAATCCAACACACCTGCCGAGTGCCAGCGCGTTGCGGAAGCGGCTGGCACGAACCTCGCCAACTTCAAGCAAATTGCCCTATATGGCGGTGCGTGCTCGGCCAAGCTGGCACGGCGGCTGGCTGAGTCGTCCGCTGACCGCATGACCCTTGAGGAAATTCTCTTCGGCGACAATCAAGCGGCTTAGCGATTCACAAAGTTTAGGGTGCGTGAGTTTCGGGGTAACGATAGAAAGGGGAGAGCCACCTATCATGCAAAAGACCACTCGGATGGGCCTGATGGAGCGCGCGCAGCGCACGATGCTGCCGCTGAAGACGGCCCTGTATTTGACCGCGAAGCGGCTGGGCATGGATAAGATCGCCGCCACTTACAGCATTGGTCCGCAGACGCTTTACAACAACCTCAACGTGAACCACCCAGATCGCTCTCCCACGCTGCAGCAGTTCGAGCTGATCACCGAGTACGCCCGCGATCACGACGACCACCAGCAGATACTGGATGCCTTGGCGCTGATCACGGCCTGCGTGTGGATCCCGATCCCGGACGCCGAGGACGTCAGCCGCACCGAGCTTTTCGGGGAAGTCGCTGAGCTGGTCGACCGGGTAGGGCGCATGTGCCGTAACACCCAGTTAGCTGTCGCCGACGGTCGGGTTGATCAGGATGAAATTGCGGTGCTGGAACGTGATCTGCACCGATTGGTACAAGCTGGCCACAGGCTGGTGGAAGGGGCGAAGCGGTTCGGCGAGGAGTAACCCATGCAGCGGGAACCACTGAGCGAGCACGAAGTCCGCGAGGCGCTGCAACACATCGACCCGGACTGTGATAGAGACACCTGGTTCTCCGTCGCGGGGGCCTTGAAAGACGAATTCGGTGAGGCTGGCTGGGATCTGTTCGATTCCTGGAGCGCCACCGGCACAAGTTACAAGGCGGACTCGGCCAAGACGACGTGGCGCAGTGCCAGTGCCGGGCACTACACCATTGGCACCCTGATTAAGCTGGCTCAGGACGGCGGCTGGCGTCGAAGCGGTACGCCGCTATCGGCTGAAGAAAAGCGGGCGCTGTCGGCGGAACGTGAAGCCCGTCGCAAGGCGCGACAGGCGGAAATCGAGGCGGACGCCGCGCGGCTGGTGCGCATGCAAGAGGCGGTCGCCAAGGCCTGCGAAACCATCCTGGACGAACACACCCACCACCTGGGGAATTCCGAGTACCTGGGCGCCAAGGGCGTCGGCGCGCACGGCATCCGCTTCTTCAAGCGCTCGGTGCTGCTGGTGATCGACGACCGCGAGGGGCACGAGCGCTGCGAGATTCGTACGGGTGAAGCGGTGCGCGAGTTCTTCCAGCGCCTACCCCGTCCGCGCCCTGAGTACCTGTCCTTCCTGCGCATGAGTTACGGCAGCATCGCGGTCCCACTCAGGGATCTGGAATGCATGCTCTGGTCTCTCCAGGTGATCAACGGGCAGGGCACGAAGATGTTCCCGAAGTATTCCAGGAAAAAGGGGTGCTTCCACGTGCTCGGCGATATCGGCGAGGGTCCGCTTGGCTTTGCCGAGGGCTACGCCACGGCCGCGACCGTGCACGAGCTGACGGGCTGGCCGGTGGTGGCGTGCATTGACAGCGGCAACATGGTGACGGTGGCGGATGAGCTGCTTGCCGGGTGGCGCGACGCCGAGCCGGTCTGGCTGGCTGACAACGACGCGCCGAATCCGAGAACCGGGAAGCGGGCAGGGCAGGACGCGGCTGATCGCTGCCAGGCGGCCCATGGTGGCCGCATTCTGGTGCCGGAGTTCCCGGCTTCGGAGGCCGCGTGAAGTCAATGAAACGTCGTGTACTCCAATTCTTGATCAGCTCGAGTCGGCAGTGCGAGTCCAGTGATTCTTTCTTCCGATGTATCGATGCGGCAGCCGTACCGGTAATGCCAGCCAACGTCGTCGGTCTCTGCTTTACTCCCGGTGAGTTCGATGACGCCGTGGTCCCGGATGAAGAGACGGCCGTTGAACAGCGCGTCCGGATTATCCCGGGCTTCGGGCGAGACAGCGTGCGGGCTCTCCATTCGCAGCCATGTGCTGCACATCGCCCCCCATTCGTTGACGGCGGCGACGCGGCGGCATTCATTGTTCTGGTCGGGGCATTCCCTCTGCCCCTGCTGGTAGGTCTCGATGTGAGACCAATCTGGCGGGGTGTAGGACTCCGAGGAAGTGGCTGTCTGTGGCCGACTGTCACCGCTAGCCGGGGCGCTCTCGCCAAACATGAGTACGCTGATAAAACCCCAGAAACCGAGCGCGGCGGCGGCGATTATAAGCGGCGTGCTGAGTGCGGCGGTGCGTTTAGGGTGATTGCGGTCGCGGCCTGGGTAGCGCGCCATGGTGTTCCTCCCTGGAAGATGCTTGGTTTGATGTCCCTGAGCATAGCCGCTGGACCCGCTCTGTCGCCAGTTGGGGGTGTTCATGACTGAGACGCCCCAACACGGTGACTGGAACGACCTGGCCCAACTCGTGGGCCGGGAAGCGGCACGCCGGCAATTGCTCGATGCCTATGCTGCAGCGGCGCCGGCCAACGAGACCCCTGACGAATCTCCCGCACCCTCTGGAGAACCGGCGGCGCTGGCCGCGCCGGATCTGGATCAGGCGTTGCAGCGGTTCGCGTGGACGGTCCCCGACGGCAAGATCTGGG